TTCAAGATCATTAATCTTTAAATCTTTATCTGCTTCTAATTGTAATTGTTCTAAATCCATTATAATAATATATCACAAAACTATATAAAAATCAAGTCTATGTGGTAACTTTTACTTCTTTTTTATTAACATTTGCAAAATTGTAAATACTGTATTTAAAAGTAACATCAGCTGTTAAATAGTTAATATCCGTAGCTTGTTGACTATAATTTAAATTACTTAAATTGATTGGAAACACGTCTTTAAAACGTACCTCAACCACCGGATTGTTCTTGTTTGTAAGTACCATGAGAGTTGCATCAGAAAATGCAGCTCCTTGTGAGGGAGCAGGGTACCTTATCTTTCCTAACTCTGTACTAACAGAAGATTTACTTGTTGGAAATCTATCTTTACCTGCTTGTATTAATGTATCATAATCAGCGTAAGAATCAGGAAAACCTAAACCCACTAACCAACCGTGAATTTCTTGATAGTTTTCTAAGTTTTCATCAACAATAAATGACATAGTCAAATCACTATATTTAAGTTTTTCTCCAGGATGTGGTATATCTTTTAAAGGTGTTTGTTGTTCAACGTAATTAATTGAAATACCAGGAATATTTACAGACGTACAAAAGTATTCTACTTTAGGTAATTTAACAATATTAAATTTAAACTGTGTAGGACTAGCATAATCTAATTTTGTAGGTTGTCTGGCCGCTGAGTTTATAATTGTCATAATACTATTTATATTGATTTTTGACCAAAAAAAAAAGGGACGGTTGTTTAGACCGTCCCTTTAATTATTGTTCTAAGACTAGAACAGATATATTACATTAAGTTCGCTACTTGAACTCGTCTGTAGTATCTGTTAGCGTTAGCAGAACCAGCACCATTGATAACTGCTGTTGATGCAGACGCACCAGCTTCAGCAAATGGGTTAGCTTGGATTCCGTAACGTGTTTTGAAACCAATCTTAGGTTGGAAAGTATCTTGACCAACAGCTCTCACCATTTGAAGTGGAACGTATGGGCAATAGAAGATACCGGCATCATACTGAGATGAACCTTTATATCCAACTACAAAGTATTGTTTAGCTGCTTGGTTTGCAGAATATGGATCGATATAAACTTTATATCTTCCGTTTAATACTCCAGCAAACGTGTTACCTGTGTCATCAACATTTAAATTGTTGTTTAATGCAGGTGTGTAATCTAATACACCAGCCATTTGTAAAGCAGAAGCAACATCTGAAGAAGTGATCAGAATGTTACCTTTTCCTCTACGTGTTCTTTGTGCGATTGCGTTAGCTTCTCTTTCAACTTGGAACATTAGGCCTTTAAATCTTTCAACTGACCATCTTCCGTTAGAGTCTGTGTCTAAATCGAAAATTCCTTCAGTTGTTGTATTTACAGTACCTGTGTTTGCAGAAGCACCTTTTTCAGCGTTGATGTAAATAGTTCTTACAACTTCTCTGTTGATCTCAGCTAAGATTTCAGCAGATAAAATGTTTGCAAGTTCTGTTTCAGCATCTAAACCATGAATTGCTTTAAGGTCTTGTGCAAGTTCCATTGTGTATTCAGCTTTAAGAGCTCTTGATTTAGCAGTTACAGTCGATTTCTCGATTGAAAACGCCATTTCAGCAAAGCTATTAGCAGTTGAATCTCCAAGAGCTTCAGCAGCTGCTGTTGACATAGCAGTACCAGTTGTATAAGTGCCAGCAGGGCTGTCATTTAATAAACCTGGGTTAGTGCCTGAATCAGCAGTAGTTGAGAAACCACCTGTAGATGAACCAGCTTTGTTTCTTCCAGAGTAATCTGTATCAGCAGCATCAAATAATGCTTCTGAGCTAGAACCTTGAGAAGAATATTTCGCTCTCATAGCGAAGATTAGTCCAGTTGGACCAGTCATTGGTTGAACACCGCAAATATCATATGCGATTAGATTTGGCATTGCTCTTCTTACTAAAGAGATCATAATTGGATCCCAGTTTTGAATGTAAGATGCGTCTGTAGAGTTCTGTGGTGCAGACTCTGACATGAATGCTCTATCTTCTTTAATTGCTCTTTCTTGGTTTTCCAAGATAACAGCGGTAACCGCTCTCTTATAACTATCCGTTACTTTTGGGAGTTCTGGATGTTCAAGAACCGGTTGCCATTTTTTAACTAATTGTTCAGATAAGTACATATCTTTTTTTTTCTCCCTTTATTTTTTAAAACCCAATTTAATTGAGTCTTTTGTTTTACTGATAGCGGCCGCATAAGCAGTCATAGAAGATGACAAATCAACGTTAGTTGTTTCGCCTTCGGCAACGTTATCTATTTCATTTTTAGATGAAATTTCTTTTGTTGTAAAGTATGACTCTTTAATAGTCGATACTTTCTTTTTAAACTCATCAGCGTTTGTGTATTCAACTTCTTCAGCCAATTTATTAAACTTTTCTTTGTTTGTATCTGTTAAATCAGATGCAACGGCAGATACTATATCTTTTCTAGTAAGTTTGCCGATTTCAGAATTTAGTTTAACATTGTTTTCGATTTGCTCGTTTAATTTCTTATTAAGCTCTTCGATTTTAGAAGCTTGATCTTCTAACACATCATATTTCTCGTCTGGAACATTGATATAATGATCTTCAAATAATTTTTTAAGACCACTAATAAAGTCCTCAGCGATTTCGCCTTTGATACCTCTTTCAATAGCAATCTCGTTTTGTTTCATCCATTCTTCAACTACGTAGTTTAAGTATGAATCAACTTTTTCAACAAGTTCTGCTTTTGTAGCATCAACTTCTTCTTTAAGTTTTTTCTTGTAACCATCTTCGATTTTTTGTTTTTCTACTTTCAATTTAGATTTGATAGCAGCTTCGAATATAGTTGCAGCTTTTGCCTTAAATTCTTCTGTTAATTTTTCATCTCCAATTAATGCTTTTACATCATCAGAAACGTCTATAGATTCTTCTTTTTGAGTTTCTTCTACTTTTAACGTTTCGCCTGGAGTTGCAACTTTAGTAACACCAGCTTCTGTGTCTGGTTTTTTACTTGCATCAACATCCGCAGCTTTTGCGTTTTGAGCATCTGAAACTTTTTTGTTATTTTTAGTAGAGTCTGGATTGCTGTCTGTTGGTTTAACAACTGCCGCACCTAAATCTTGAGCTTCGTTAGAAAGCTTAGTAGGTTCAGCTGCTACAGCATTCTTTTTAGGAGCGTCTGTAACAGTAGCTGTTTCAGCTTCAACTATTACTTGCTCTTTAACTTCTACTTGTTTTTCTGTAGCCATTTGAGAAATCTCCTTTATTTTTAATTCGAATTAAAATATCTCTCTTTTAATGTAGATATTTATAATTATTATGTTTTCTATTAAAGTTTACTTAAAAAATCCTTGAATACACTTGCTTTTTTCTCAGCTAATTCAATTCTTTTAGTCTTAATAAGTTCTTGTTTCCAAGCTGCTATATCTTGTTCTACAAGGACTCCATTGTTCCAAACCCATTCTTTATTCTCCATAATGCCTTCTACGAAAGCATCTGGAGCAGATGGATCTGCTACAATGTCAGCGGCCGTTGCTAAGTAGAAATCTTCTCCTACAAAGTTATGACCATTTTTTTGTACTAAGGAACCCATACCTCTTGATGATACACCTAGTTTAGCGCCTTCATCTATAAGACTTTTTACAATCTTACCGTATGGAGTGTCCATAATTTTTGCTTCACCGATATAGTTTTTTCCTTCTGGATACAACTTTTTAATCATGTGAGATACTCTCTCTAAATTAACAGTTGGTCCTTCTGGATGACCTAGTTCGCCGAATGCTCTATTTTTATTGATAAATTCTTTATTATATCTAGTAACTTCTTTTTGAAGTACATTAGCTGGATAAATTCTACCATTACGATTTTTTATGTCGCCTTGTAAGAAAATACCTTTAATTGAATAGTTTTTCTTACCCTCTACTTCTTCTACAAGATATGTAGCGTCGTTTATTTCTTCTCTAATTAGTTTCATTTTCCCTCTTTTACTATTTATAAAATATTTAACTTCTTGGTGAACCTACAGCACTAACTTTACCAGCAGATAATGTTATAGTGTCTGATGGTGCTTTTTCTATACAAACTGAATCGCCAGCTAATGCTAAATAAATTTCTCCTAATG